GAGAACCATTGGTGGAGTGTCCTTTGATGGAACTGCAGATATAGACCTCCCAGGTGTGAATACGGCGGGTACTCAAAATACATCTGGGAACGCCGCAACGGCCACTCAAGTGAACAACTCGCTTACACCTGGTTCGTACCTGAGTGGTTCTGCGTATAATGGTGGTACAGCCCGAACATTCGATGTAGATGCCACGGATACTAATACACCCAGCAAGGTTGTCGCGAGAGATGCAAATGGGAATTTTAGTGCGGGTACTATCACGGCGACGACTGTTTCGGGCGACGGTTCGGGTCTCACGAGTTTGAATGCGAGTAACGTAAGTTCGGGGACACTTGACACCGCTCGTATCCCCACCCTCGACGCGGGTAAAATTACTACGGGGACGCTCACGAGACCTATAAGTACTACGACGGGGACTTTTAGTGGCGATGTCGTGACTGGAAATACCCTCTATGTGGGAACGAACACAGGCGATGAAACCGCAAAGACCATTTACTTTGGTGGAACATATGGCGACAATGCCTACGACCATTGCGTCATCGAACGTCGGGTATGGAGTACCAGCACTGAAAAACAAGAACTTCTCTTGTTTTCAGGGAATGATGGCGAAACCAGCGCTGGCCCAGATAGAATCAGATTGAAAGGTGCTCAAATCCTGTTCGATACCCTGAACAACAGTACGGATAGAACTACTGAAAACACCAAAATGATTATCAAAGCTAATGGCAACGTCGGCATCGGGACGACGAGTCCACAATACCGTCTAGACGTGAATGGTGTGGCTCGATTAAATAATGTCGCATTTGCCGCTTATAGATCTGAAATCCACACCCCAAATAGATCGTATACGGGTACAGTTGTGTTTGATAATGAATATTTTGATCAAAGTGGTAACTACGACACCGGTACTGGTTTGTTTACAGCACCGGTTGCCGGTATATACCATTTCAGTTTTAATGCGTATACCAATAGTGCCGGTAGCACCGGATCTCGTTTATTCCTTTACAAAAATAACGCTATATACACACATAAAGGCTACGAAATAGACCAACATGGTAATTGTATAGATGCCACCATTAAATTAGCGGCGAACGATACAGTTTCTTTGAGAGGCCATAGTAGCTACCCGGTTTATATGTATGCTTCATCTGGCAATAATATTTTTTGTGGTCATTTACTAACCGCGGTTTAACTATTATTATTTTAATCGTGGGTAAATATAAAATGACCGATTGTGTAGAATTGAATGTGACAAAGACTGTTAACGATGATGGAAGTGCTACATTTACATTAACAACATGCCCAGTGTGTTACAAGTGCCTCGAGCACGTAACACCAGACGTAGAAATTTGGTTACGTAACATTATACAGTGTAGAGCTTCACACGAAGGCGACGAGGTTTATAAAAAGGAATTGGATAAACACCTAAAGGAAGGCACACTTTCATCGGACATGACTAAGAGTAGTTTAATATTGAATTCTACAGTTAAACATATTCTACCAGAAGATTAGTCATGAAAGTTCTCCCAGAGGTCGTACATGGTTCAGAAGATACAACGTATTCCGTGGCCTATGGGAACATGGTAGGTCTTCTCATAGAAGCCATAAAGGAGCTTAAACTAGAAATCGATGAATTAAAGAAGTCGAAATGAAGATCATAGACGTGCTTGGGTTCGCGAGTTCGATACTCATAACCATCATGTTTATTCCGGAAGTCGTACACGTGTATAAAAATCACGACGCGAAGGCAATAAACTACTCCTTTTTACACCTGAATCTCCTCGCGAGTATGTTTGCGCTCGTGTATTCCATACATTACGATGTGGTACCCATGACCATCACGAATGTGGCGGCGGGTTTATTCTCATTGGTGATGTGTCATTTTAAATATACAAAAGAACTTAAAGAAAAAGAAAGTAATACTAATGAAGTGGGGATATGAACCCCTCCTCAACCCAGGCTCTCATAGTGTAGTGGTCATCACTTTGGACTTTGAATAACATTGAAGTAAATCCAACAACCCTGTTTCGAATACAGGTGGGAGCTTTATCCGGCCTTAGCTCAGATGGAAGAGCAATGGATTGTAGTAGTATGATATAACCCTCCATGGGTCACCCGTTCGAATCGGGTAGGCCGGACCCATTCACCCATCTTCTAGTGGTTAGGAATGTCGGCTGTTAACCGATCAACCAGAGTTCGAATCTCTGTGGGTGAGATTATCTTTTTAAATGTGTTGTTCCATATTTAAAAATATAACATTTGTGCGCGATTTTGAATAAATAAATACATCATACTATTGTAAAGCCCCCATAGTTCAAAGGTAGAATGTGGATTTAGTAAGTCCAAGAAGAGAGATCGATACTCTCTGGGGGCAAACGGGATGACGCAGAGGTTTAGCGTGTCGGGCTCATAAAACACCAATGTTTTATTAGGTCACCCGGAAGTCGAATGTTCGAATCATTCTCCCGTTAATTTTTAGAATCTCTCCAGGTTGTAAAAATTATACTTTTCTTTTCAGCTGAAACACGTGTTCGACGACGATACTCGCACCCATGAACGTCAAAATCGCATTATCGTATTGAAATCCGTACGCCACGAACACGAAACCCCAGATAAACGCCAGTAGGTCCGTCACGGGCGCCGCCATGTAACTACAGTTCGACTCGGTCGGTAACGATGCCTCCATGATTTGATAATACGCGTACCCAGCGATGGTAGATAGCACCAGAGCAATAGTATGTTTATTCATGTGATAACCTCACATAAAAAAATAACCTCACTATATATAAAATGTCTGGTGGTATTGCCCAACTCGTCGCCGTCGGTGCCCAAGATGCGCACCTCGTCGGCCAACCCGAAGTCAGCTTCTTCCGCTCGAGCTATCGTCGTCACACGAACTTCGCCCAAACCGTGGAGCGCCAGGTGCTCCAGGGCATCCCAACCAATGGTGGTATCTCTACTGTTAGATTCGAACGCAAAGGTGATCTCCTCGGATATGCCTACATTACACAACGCACCCCAGCCGCACTCACCAAGGCGCAATGGGCGAGCAGAATCAAGAAGGTTGAACTTTTGATCGGTGGACAAGTCATCGATGATCAAACGTCGCATTTCTCCCAGTACATCGCACCAACCATCATGGCCCAAAACACAAGCAAGGGTCCAGACCGCTCTTCTACGAGTACCACTCGATTCTACCCACTTCGCTTCTCTTTCTGCGAAAACTGGCAATCCGCGATCCCATTGATTGCGCTCCAGTACCATGATGTGGAATTGCGTATCACGTGGAACACACCAGTGGCGAATGATTATGAAGTGCACGCACAGTACATCTACTTGGACACCGATGAACGCACCACTTTGGCGTCCATGCCACAAAACATGGTCGTCACCCAAACCCAAAAGTCCATCGCATCCGGTAGTGCTATGCAAGAACTCAACTTCAACCACCCAATCAAGCTCTTGGCGTCGTCCAATGTGTTTGACGCCACGGCTTTGGGTATCGCTACGGGTAGTATCAAGCTTCAAATCAACGGTACCGATGTTACGGATGCCAAGCCAACTGTGCCACACTACACGGAAACGTCTCTGTACTATCACACGGCTGCTTCGTCCATCGAGGGTGATGCGGGTAACTACTTCTTGTACCCATTCTGCCTCGAAACCTCCAAGTTGCAACCCACGGGTTCGCTCAACTTCAGTCGTTTGGATTCCGCGCGTCTCGTGTCTACCGGTGGTTCTTTCACCGCGGGACAAGACGTGTATGCCGTGAACTACAACATTCTCCGCATCGAAAACGGTATGGGTGGTTTGATGTACTCGAATTAAATTTATTTACACACTAATAACAAATGATTTGGAAGTACTTATTTCTCTTGGCATTTGTCTTTGTACTCACGTACAACCCAAAATCCAGGACACTTGAAAAATTCATAGCTCCCATAAATCACGAGGAAGCTACTTAAAAAGATTCAACGTTTCTATTACATAAATATGTTGTCATTCGATCGAGAAACACTCACGATCGTGGCCATCGTCGTCTGCATTGCGGCGACGGTGTACATGTACAAGGAATTCACCAACGCGAAATCCGACATCGAAGGTATCAAAACTTTCTGTAATAAAATCGTTCAAGCGCAACACCAACCACCACCACGTCAGCAAGTTATCGAAGAGGGAGACGATGATGACGATGAAGAACCAGTCCCCGTAAATAAAATTGCCGACTCAGGGGATAATTAACATCTCCAACGATTATAACTTGCGACATCGCAATGAAAAAATATAAAGCAATCGCAATACCGGTAACATTTACGGGAGACAAACCAAGGTTCCTCACAGTGAGAGATAAGCGCTTTAAGGATTGGATATTCGTGACCGGAGGGTGTCGCCGAAGAGAGATTTTTAATCCGATTCGGTGTGCCCTCCGAGAACTTGAAGAAGAGACTCGTGGTGTGGTCTCTTTAAAACGGGGCGAGTATACGGACTTTAAATTTACAGTAAAGGAGAGTCCCACGGTTGATCTCGAATATAACGTATTCGTCTTTTTCGTGAATTACACGAAACCAGAACAAGTGGAACTCGTAAGGAAATTTAACGATGAAAAACAAAAAACAATAGCAAAAAAGATACAAAAACAACCCATCAAACGCACACATGACGAAAACGATTTCATGTCGTTCGATACACTTCAAGAGTTCAGGGTAAAAAAACAATGGGAACGCATCATGAAGAATATTCTAGAAAACCCAGAATTTTATGCATGTGTTACATCTTTGGATAGAAAATCCTTTGCTATTAAATAATGAAGTCCAAGAACTACATTTTAATGCAAATACATGAACTCCTCGTCGATAGACACTCGTACACACCCAAGAAAGCGAATGCTTTTATTGAAGAACACAAGGAAGACAAAGTGTACGAACTTTTGGTATTGAAAAAGAAACTCGTAGAAGATGAACCACAATATCCAGACGTTTCGTATAGACGGACGATGTGGCGAAACTTTGAAGAAGACGAAGAAGATTAAAAGAATAAAACTATGTATTGGTAAGTATGTTCAAGGAGTGGTGTAAGATTCATGGCTTCTTTGAAAAAAACCCCAATCCATCACACGTGCTCATGGACGGTGGAGTCCTATCCGTGCCGTTTGATAGATTGACTGATTTTTATGAAAAATATGTGGAATGTGTGAAAGCAAATGAGAAAATATACGTCGTCGAACAAAAGACGGTCGATGCATATAATTTTTTCGTGGATCTCGATTATAAGGATGACGACCCGTTAACTATAGAGGAAATAAAACGAGTGTGCAAGGTCATATGCGATAAAGTCTCTAAATATGGTGGTAAGAATGCACTCGTTTCGGTCGCGAAGCCCAAACCCGTGGGTGACCTCATGAAGACCGGTGTACACATCAATTGGCCCGATTTTCCCGTCAATCGAGATTCTGCCATCGCTCTCAGGGAGCACGTGATTGGCACACTCAATCTCGTGTATGGTTCCAAAGATTGGAATGAAATCGTAGATTTGTCTGTGTATGGAAGTAGCGAAAGAAACACGCGTGGGAGTGGGTTCAGAATGCCATTCTCACACAAGTGGGTCACACACAAAGACTGTGGTGGAAAGGGGTGTCATGAATGCAACAATGGAAAGGAGACACAGGGTGAGTATCTCCCCGTTTTCGTTTACAAGCATGGACCGCTCGCCATGTTTGAACGAATATCTTCCGAACCAACGGTTGAAATTATGTACATGGCAACACTCCGAGTCGAAGGTGTCGAACCAAACATTATAGAGGGGGCTTCCAATAAGTCCGAAGGCTCTTTTACAGCGGCACAACTCAAGAATGAACTCAAAGACCCAGAAACGTGTGCACTTCTCGAGTCATTCATACGAAAGAATATGGAAGGCCAAGGACATGCACGCATAAAAAATGTATACAAGGAAAAAAACAGTTATCTCGTCGCCACGACCTCGAGGTATTGTGAAAACACAAAAAGAGCACACGGTTCAAATCATGTATGGTTTTACATTTTAGGGGATTCCATTTTTCAAAAGTGTTTCTGTAGATGTGAGACCATGCGCGGACGATTTTATGGATTTTGTAAAGACTTTTCGGGTAGAAAACACCAATTACCACCGACGATAGTCGATAAACTTCAAGTCACAAAGTATAAACCTCCCCCGAAGAGACTTCCAACGCCACCGAAACCAGATGATGTAGTTAAAAATGAGCTCAAGAACTACATTCAAAAGTATATGGTAAATGGATGTGACGTGACAGTGCGAGACATCAAAAAAGACAAAGGTATCAGGAAATACACAGTGTCTTCTGATTACACATGTAAAGTGTGTGAGGAGATGTGTACCTTTTTGATATCTAAAAGCGAAATTAAGCGAATCTGTAAATGCAAAAATCGCGCGCATATGCTCATAGATAAAATAGCAAGTAAATTATAGATGTTAGCACTTGCATTTCTCATCGCAGTCATATACATGTCATCTAAACTCGTAAAGAGGGGTACATCCCCAACAATACTCGATGATCTCATAAGGAAGACACACAAGTATTCAGGCCTGAGTGAAGTTCTCTATAGAGAGTTTCTCGCCAATATAAACATGGCGAGAGAATACAGTGGACACGAAGATATATCGAGAAAACTTTTAGAACGCGGACTCGTAAATTTAGAAGATTTAGCACTTGAATCCGTGTCCGGTGATACATCGGTCGTTGAGGAGATACACGAGTTAATAGTAAAGATAAACGCTGAATTTGAAAACATATATAGAAGGACTTAAAGATGTAATGCTAATCGTATACAAATGAGTACACTTAGAACCCGCTCAGGGCGAATTTCCAAACAACCGGAACGACTCGAAATTTTCGAAGAGGTTGAAGATGATTTCACCGACGACGAAGACGAGGACTTCGATGAGGACGACTATGAGTCTGAATCTGAAACCGAATCCGAATTTGATGATGATGAGGAAGACGCTGACGAAAACGGGAATTTGGCCGGATTTGTCATAGACGATGATGATTGCGAGAGTGAAGATGAGGAATAATATACTTAAAAAAATAATTCGCCAGATTATAAATGGAGAGTGATATAGGAAATCCAATCGAATACACACCCGATATCATGGATAAAGAGAGTGAACGCGGGCAAGAGGAACAACAAGAAGAAGAGCCCATGTATTATTATCCACCTCCCCCACCTCCACCTATGCATCACCAATACCAACCTGAAAAGGTTGATATATTTGCGGCACTCGATAAAACGGCATATACCATTATTTTTGTGGCTTTTATATTAGGCTTCTTCATGGGGAAAACCATGCAACCAGTTATCCTTCGACCAGGATGAGAATCCTTTGAAATCAGTCGTTGGTTCGTCCCTCGATTCTAGGAAATACGCC